GCTCGTTATCGTAAATAATAATAAAACAATATCTAGCTTAGATTATGTATTACATTTATAAGATAACTAATATTATTAATAATAAAATTTATATTGGGCAAACTAATAATCCAGCTTTGCGATGGTCTCAGCATAAGTCCAATGCAAAATACAATAGAAATACTCAAGTAATAACTCGCGCTATTTCTAAACATGGTCAAAATAATTTTATTTTTGAAGTAATTGCTTCTTGTTTAGATCAAGAAAATGTAGATAGATCGGAAGAGCGCATTATTTATCAATATGATAGTAGGAATCCAGACAAAGGATATAATGTTGATCCTGGAGGAAATACTACTCCAAGAACTCCTGAGATCTTAAAAAAGATATCAGATAGTTTGAGAAATTTTTATAAAAATAATTATAATAAGATGAAGGGTAAAAATTTACCAGAAGAGTGGAGAAATAATATTTCTAAAGCATCTATTGGTAAACCAGGAACAAACTCTGGAAAAATATTTGATGATGATTGGAGATTGAAAATCTCAAAATCTCAAGTTGGAAAAGAAAACAAAAAAATAAGAAGATTTAACGATATTACAGAAAAAGAAATTTGCCGCTTATATATAGAAGAAGAACGATCAATGTATTATTTAGGTAAGCATTTTAATTGCCAAAGGACATTGATTAATGATATATTAATCAGAAATAATGTGCCTAAAAGGCAATCAAATTATGCCGGAAAATCAAATAAAAATTTATTTTCTGTAGAAGAAGAATTAAAGATATGCAAAGAGTATAGCTCTGGTAATTATAGTAGGCGAGAAATTGCTAAAAAATTCAGTTGCAATAAAACAACAATTAGATGTATTTTATTGCGACATGGTATAAATTTTTAAATATTTGGAGAACAAATGGAAAAAAGAAAGAATCGCTCTGACCATTATCAATACATACTATTAGAGACAGTTTGCTCCAATGACATGATGGAAGCCTTTTCCAATGATGATAGCATTTCTGCCAGACTCAACCCCTTTCAGTATAATGAAGACCTTCTAGACCTAGAAGATCAGCTTAAAAAAGAGTTTTGGAGAGTTATCAATACGTTACTAACCCCTAGGCAAAAAGAAGTTATTAAATTGTATAGCGACGGTTATACTCAAATGGAAATTGCTAAAATGTTGAACGTGAACCAAAGCAGTATAACGAAGTCATTGAATGGCAACGTTGATTATAAAAACGGCAAGAGGGTTTATGGTGGTGCCAAGAAGAAGATTAAAAAGATCATAGAAAATGATGAGAAGATCAAAGAAATCTTAAATAAGATGTCTGAATTGAGAGAAGAGCGTTGGTAATTTGTTATATTATTGCGCATGAAAATATGCGCAAGATGTAGCAATCAAAGAGATGATGCTTGTTTTAGTCCAGATAAAAAGACACTTGATAAGTTAGCTAGTTGGTGCAAAACATGTTTTTCTGAATACAGAAAACAAAAATATAATCAAAACATACAAGAGAGTAGATGCAAAATCAACAATAGAAGAGCGTTTAAAATAAATATATGTAATACTTATACATAAGTATATGAGCCGCTCATTATTTTTAAGACAAAATAAAGATTTATTTTTATTTAAGTTTGCAGATAAAAATAATACTTTATCTATTCCTTTGGATGATGTAGTCAAAGGCTCTTCTAAATATTCTAATTTTCTTATAAAAGATCATGGTAAAGCCAGAAATTTATATTTTATATCTGATGATGGAAGATTGGTATTAGAATCTTCTGTTAATCGCAATCAGCCTCATAATTTATTATTAGAATATAGCAGATTAATGTTTGCCAGTCATATTTTTAATCCAGAGCAGAATCGGGCAGCTATTGTTGGATTAGGTGGCGGGGCTATGGTGCATTTTTTAAATCATTTTGCTCCTGCTCAAAAATTAGACATAATTGAAATAGACCCTATGATTGTAGATTGCGCTGATAAATATTTTAATGTTAGGTCTAATATTAATTCTAATATTATTATTCAAGATGCTTTTAAATATTTTGATAATTGTGATAAAAAGTATGACACCATTTATTTTGATGCGTTTTTAAAACCAGTTAATTATAACTCTAATGGAGTTGAAGTAGATTCAACTGGCATACCATCTTTTGTTAAGACTCAAAAATTTTTAAAAAATATTCAAAAAAATCTTACTCAAAATGGATTTGTAATATTTAATTTACATTCTCATAATCTGTTAAATAAAGATATAGATATTATACGTTCGGCTTTTCCTCATATATATTCTTTCCCAGGTGCTGTTTCAGGAAATTATATTGTGGCGGCAACGCCTTTTAATCATGTTAGCAATAAAAGATTGTTGGCAAATAATGCTAGAAAGTTAGATGACAAAAGATTGGCAAACTTTTCTTTTATAGACTTATTATTGCTTTGTGAGCAATATTAATAATAATTAAATAAATAATTATTGTAATTATATTGCATAATATTATCAATATTTGTCTATCTATGATAGGATATATTTTATATAATGGGAGACAGAATGTCTAAATTTGCAGTTGATTATTCAAAACTAGACAATAAAATTTATAAGAAAGCTTATAAATTATCAGAAGTACAAGATAAGATAGAAAAAGTAGCTTTTGATATTGTACGATTTAAAGATGGCGATGCTGCAGCTAACTTATGGCAGATTCAAAATGCCGAGGATGGAGATTATATTGTAGCCTTGTATCAGCCAGAAGAAACGGTCAAGAATGCGGGATGGGAAGTTGCCGCTATTAAGACTGCTGGAGCATTGCAAATTTCTTATAAAGGAGATCCTATTGTAAGATTGTCTGCTAGTAAGTTAGGTATACCTCCTTATGAGCTATCTAAAGTGGAAGAGTATTTGCCTGTTAAGTTAGCAGAGAATAAAAAATTAGTTAAATCATTATTAAATGAGTTATCACCTTCAGCTAAAAATGCGGTATTAAATAAATACCCTGAATTGGTTTAATATTACGGAATAGGATGCTTACATGAGCTTTGATAAAATACAGCAATTAGTAGGTTCTCTAGCTCAAAAAATAGAGGACAATGAAAAAATCGCTACTCCAGTTTTAGTTACTAAACTGGCAAAATGTTTACAATCCTATCCTGAAGATCAAACTATTGGTGCGATGGCAAGGGTAGTTGAAAAAATGGCTGATAATAATACTTTATTTATTCGCAAAGCTGAATTAAAAAGTTTATATCATAAACTATATTCGAGAAATACTAAATTTGCTCAGCTATTTTCAGAAGAATTAGGGTTATCTGATAATTTACCTACACCTACTTTACACAAAAGAGATGATGCAGGTCATATTGATGTATACGCTGGCGCAGATGCAGTATTAAGTAATGCATTAAACAGCGTATTTGATAAAACTGTTCCATTAAAGATGTATTCTCAAGAATTAGCTGATAAGGCAAAAAAATCTGTAGCCTCTACTTTAAATGATTGCAATGTAAAACCATCAAATATTACGGTAGATGATGGAAATGAAAAGTTCTTAGTAGTTAAAGCAGATTATGATACTCCTAAAGGAGTAACTAGTTTTTATGTTCCTGTAGAGGTATCAAATAACAAAGTAGCTGGAGCTGCTGTGTTTATGGGTAATGTAGGACCTCAAGAATTAAATAGTGATAATATTAAATCTTATTTACGTAAGAATGCTGGTAGTAAATTAAAAATTAATGGCTCTAATATATTAGATGTATTAACAAAAGCAGCTTCTGAGAATCGTGAAGTAAGTGATGCTGAATTGGCATTAACTAGATTAAATGCATCGCGTCAAACAAAATCAGATTTCTTCCAAGGTCAAGTAGTTGGGCTAAAAGTGGCAGAAGCCGCTCCTAAAGACATTGAGTTTAAAAAATCAAATGAATTCAAGTCATTTGAAGATCATTTTACTTCTCCATATGGTCAAGCATCTTTTAATTTTGGAGAAGATAAGGTTAAGATTGGCAGAGATAATATCTCTCGTGAACTAGTCTCTTTAGGTCACAAAAATCCTCAAGTAGTAGTGTCATCTAGTGATAACTCTAATATTTTTTATGGAGTATCTTTAGATAATGGCAAAGTAGCATTTACTGTACCAGTAAAAATTGCAAATAACAGAGTTCAAAAACCAACTACATTAATTTGCAATGGTTCAATTGCTTCATTTGATAATGATTCAATTAATAAATTATATATAAACAATCAAACAGATTATAAAGCAGCAGCTGCCGCTTCACCATTATTTGGCTTAAAGCCAAGTGATTTGATTGATAATATTAGAAAAGCCGCACAAGAAGGCAATTTAGCTCAAGCAGAAGATGCATTAAATGTATTAGCTGGCAGTGGTGACACAAAAGCTTATGCAACAGGATTTCATGTATATGCATCTAGCTTAAATAAGCCTGCTGAAAATGATATTACTAAACATCCTTTGTATAGTGCTAATGATTTTTATACCACTGCACATAGCAAGATGCCTATTTCCAAACAAACTGGATTGCCTATTAACAAAATTTATATTGATGAATATGGTAATCACAGACCATTATATAGACGTGGCATGTCAGAAACCTATGAAGGCGCTTCGTTTATGAACGCTAAAATATTTGGATGAAAATTATGCAATATTATAATAAATTATGTGACGGATTCTTAATATCTTTTGCAGCTGACAGCACTATTAAAATGAGCAAGTCTAAGTTTAATGAAGTTATTAGCGCTGCATTAGGTTTATATACCAGTATGTTATATAGGTCACGTAGTCGAACTTTACAATACACTGTAACTGGTGTAGACAAAGTTTCAGATCCTATGAATATGATTGCTACCGAAGTTGCTTTTGCTAATTATCCAGTGTTAAACCAATTAGCTGAAAAATTTAATAGATTGTATCAAGCTTATACTTCAGGTGTAAAATTTAGAGCACCAGAGACAGACCCAAAGGGTCATAGGGTGACATTTATTTATAAATCAGACTCTCCTATAAATGAGAATGTTTTTAATCTTTTAGTAGAAATTTATAAAGATTTATCTTCTTTTGGTCAAATTAATGTGTCTGAATTTAAAAATCTTTATTCTACAAAAATGAATGATTTAATTCCACGAATGAGTGGTACTGACCAAGATGTAACATATGATAGAGAAGCTAAAAGATGGGTAGATAGTTTTAATTATAAAAGATATCAATTGCTTAATAATTTAAAATTTTATAAAAATTATGATGATACACTGCCAGAATTTTCAGAGCCAGAGCCTAGAAAAACAGATCCTTCTAGATTAATGGCTATTAATTTCACTGGCGCTTTAAAAGTACCGGCTTATAAAGCAGCTTTGGAAAAAATTGGCTTAAATACAGATAATATTAAACATTTCTCATTTGGGTATGCAAATAGTTCAGAAAAAGAGGTTAGACCATTAGATAAATATCTAAATTCATTGTTTCGAACAACAGAACGTAATATAATTAAAAATTACGTAACATCTCCTAATCAAAATATGCTTGATAGGCAAAATGCACTTTTGCTTATAGTAGCAAAATGTGTTAAGATAGGTTCTGCAATAGAACCGGAAGCATATGGTAAAATTCTTGAACAGGCAAGATTTGAACAAGCAGAGCTTGAAGAATTAAAAGATATGCCCACCCCAGGTACAGGAGAGGGAAATATTTTATTCTCTGCTAGAACTCCTAAAAAAGAACCTAAAGAAAAGAAAGAAGAAACATACAGCGTAGGTGACAATGTTTTTTATAAAACAGATCGAGGTATAGTTGAAAGAGCAGAAGTTTTTGATATTGTAGACGATCAAATATCCATTGTGTTACCAAATGCAGAAATAATAGAAAATGTTTCTCGTGACAGAATTAGTAAAAGTGAAGAAGCATTGGAAAGTACTACAAGAGAGCCCCGCAGCCCACTTCCTATCTCACCTATACTTTCTAAAGATCCTTTTCCTCAACCAGCAAGCCCTTATCAATATGAGGGAATGGCATCACCACCTCCATGGTCTCCTCCATTAGTAGGTATAGATGAGTCATCTACTCCTGTGGCGCCTGTTGCCCCTCCTACACCTACTAAAAATATATTAGAGCTAAATTTAGATAAGCCATTTAAAATTGGAGAAAAAGTTACTTATATTAATCAGTATGGTGAAATCTATGATGCCACAATAAAAAACATAAAAGAAGAAGAGGTTTCTTCTCCTGCTATGATGGGTATGAAGCAACGTACTATCAAGAGATTAACAGGCATTACAATTGAATATACGAATGAAAAAGGTGAAACAATAACAAAAGATCTTGGCGCAAAATCTACTGATATTATCAGACAAGAAAAAATAGCAAGTTCTTTACATGTTTTATATTCATTAGCAAATGAATCACCATTATTAGTTGCGTCTTTTATCAAGAGATATGTTAAAACAAAAGTTAGAGGCTAAATATGAGAATTTCTGAAATGTTAAATGCTATTGCTTCTTGGCTAGAAAGTCCTAATAATGAAGCCTTATTACTTTCTGAAACTGATGATAAATGTATGAAAATAGTTTCGGAATCATGTGTTTTAGCTGCAGCTCTTTTAAAGAATGCTGCCGCAGAAGTAGATACAATTGAGCCTCCAGAAGAAAGCAAAATTACCCCTGAATCAATTCAAGAAATCGCATCTTTAGCAGCAGCATTTGATGCCTCAGGTGATGCAGAATTAAAAAAACAAGCATCTGTATTAGATGAATTATTATTAAGCATCGCAGCACCTCCAGGCTCAGTAGCTGCTAAAAAAGCGGCAGAAGATTCTAGAATGGATACATTACGCCAAAAATACAAAAAACCTAGTGAAGAATTAGCTAAAACAAATATGCTAACAGACGCTGCTAAAGTTGTACAAGATAGTGGAATGACTAAAGAATATAGAGTATTAGAAGCTGCGCTAAGCACACGCACATGTCCTGATCATCATGGCGCACAAATTGCCAGAGTAGGCGAACATACTTGGCAATGCAGCTTAGATAAAAAAATCTATAACTTTGACACAGGATTTACATTAGCTAATGGTAAAAAAGTTCCTGGCGGAGATGTGGCGAACCAAACCAAGCACACAAGTGAACCTACTCACGCTATCTTCGATTCACGAGAGGGACGCCTCGGTTATAATACATGATGTATGAAATTACGAAAGACCCATGAAAAATTTGTAGAGCAAGCTAATATTATACATCATAATAAGTATCTTTATTTAGAAAAATATGCTGGAGATGCAGTTAAAATAAACATTTACTGCAAAACTCATGGCAATTTTAAACAACAAGCGGGCAGCCATTTACAAGGTAATGGCTGCCCTTTTTGTGCTAAAGAAATTACAAAAAATAAATTAATTAAAAGTAATTCTGTATTTTTAGAGCAAGCATTTAAAATTCATGGAGATAAATATATCTATCTTGAAGAATATAAGGGCGCAAAAGTTAAAATAAAAATTAAATGTAAAGAGCATGGAATATTTTTACAAAATCCAGATAAGCATTTAAAAAAATGTGGTTGCCCAAAATGTGCAAAAAATGTTAAAAAAACAAAAGAGGATTTTCTATTAGAAGCTAATAAAATTCATAATAATAAATATATTTATATAGATGATTACATCAATATAGTAACTCCTATAAAAATTAAATGTTTTAAACATGGCGAGTTTAATCAAACTCCAGATGTTCATTTAAATGGTCATGGCTGTCCCCAATGCGGCTCTAATGTTTCCAAAATGGAAATAGCTTGGCTAGATAGTTTAGATATTCCTAATGATAATTTACATCGCTCTACTAGAATAAAATTGGGAAATTCATATATCAAACCAGATGCTTATGTTTCTTCCACAAATACTATTTATGAATTTTATGGAGATTACTGGCATGGAAATTTAAATATTTATCCTAAAGATTTAATTAATCATAAAAATAAAAAAACAATGTTACAGCTTTATAATCAAACTATAGATCGACAAAATAAAATTATTAATGCTGGCTACAATTTAATTTGCATATGGGAATCTGACTGGAAAAAGATAAAAAATTATAATAATTCTATTTTAACAGGCGCACCTTCTGGACCTGCTACTACTCTATAGTGCTTTTCTGTTGGTGTATCTAGTGTTTTTAATAAATATTCAGTATTAATTCTTACTTTATAAATATCTCTAGCAGGTTGAGTTCCGGCTAATTCAGTAGCTAGCCCTTCAGCAGAATATAAACTACTAGTTAAATATACATTATTTGGTAAAGTAGAAGTAGATAAATAAAAATTTCTATCTGTTACTGGTCTAGCCGTATATAGTGTAATGTCTTTTCCTGTAGATGAAGACCCTGGATTGCGCATTTCATTAACTAATTTGTAATAGTCTGCTTGCCATCCGGTAGATTCAATATCTATTTCATCTTCAATTACATCCTCTATTTCTAGTTTATTATCAGTTTGATATAGTCCAAAAAATACATTTTCGTCTGCAGTAGATACTACTGAAGCCGAGTCTGCTGGCTCAAGATAATCTAATTCATCTATTTTTGAGACAGTGCTGCTTACTATAGGAATTAATTTCCAAACTGTACCTTGATAATTTTTAATATTATTAATTCTTTCATTTATAATAGAGCATAATCTTTCCATATTTTCTTTTGTTTCATTTAAAATACGATTATAATCTGACTCTAAGTTTTCTTCTGAATATACAGGGCTGGTATCGCAATATAGTCTAATTTTTTTAGAAAGTTCATATGGAATTTTTTTTCTTAATTCTACGTCTCCAAACAATAAATCATATAATTTTGACTCATTTTTATTTACAATAGCTTGTATTAATTCTTCATTATTTATGCTTAATGATCTTAATTCAGACAACAATTCTTCTGGTCTAATAAATCTAGCATCTTCTTTTCTATCAATAGATTCATGCATTAATTTAGTTAAATATTTTTTTAAATTATTATTATACTTATCTAACGTTATTTGACAATAAGAGGTAGATGCATTTAGATATAGATTGGATAATTTTATTATTTTGTCAATATTCATAATTTTATATGTTATAAATCATATAACTATATTTAACTAGGATATAATTTTGTATATTATATATAGAAACATATGAATAAGACATCTTTAAAGAAAATATTAGAGCATCCTGATAAAGATGAGATCATTGCTAAATCTGTTATTGGGGTTAGTGCCAAAGATATTCATGAATTTTTGGCAGCCAAATACACTAATGTTAGTGAATCTAAATTTGTAGTTTCTGAAAAATCTTTGCAATCTTTTCAAGATAATTATTTAGATGTATATAATTTAATACAAGAAGATATTGCAAATTCTAAAAAAGCAGTAGCTTCTAATACAGAAGATCAGTTGCAATTAGCAGTTCAAGACAATGCTACTTATAAAAGCAAAATGCTAGAATTAGCTAGCAAAGAAATAGATGTAAGGCAGATAATTGCTAAATTATGCGTAGCAATAGAAACTAGATTATCGCAAGTGTTCGACGAAATACAAGCTGATCCAAGAAATATCAATACTAGAGTAGATAGGTTGTTAATTGAATATGCTGATACATTAGGTAATATTTTAGAAAAGTATTATAAGTTTACAGAAGTCCCTGCCAATCAAGTAGTACAACATAATGTAACTTTGCAAGTAGTAGATCAGCATATTTCGGTATTTCATGATGTAATACGTGATGTTTTATCGCAAATGGATTTACAGACTTCTTTGTACTTTATGGAAGTATTTCATCAAAAAATGGAAAAATTAAAGTTGCCAGAAAAAGAAGATACTTTAAATACTGATATGAAATTAGCAGAAGCTAAGTTGTTAAATGAAACCATTAATAAAAAACTAAATGAGTAATTTATGCCTAGTTCTATTGTTGACACACTATTAGATACATATATACAAGATATTTCTACAAGCAGATTTCCTACAGGCAGAGAGTCTTTTACAGGGAGTCGTGAGCATTTGCTTCCAGTAATTTTTCAAAAAGGATATGAGAGTGAAGTTGCTGAGCAATTACCATCTATTTATGAATCAGATAAAAAATTTCTATTAGAAAATCCAAAGGTATTAAATTCTCTTATTAAAAATATGAGAAAAGAATTTCCTGGTGTAAGCGATGATAGGCTTAGAGAGGCTTTGTTATTTTCTTCTACACAAACTCCATCTAGCGAATTAGAACTAGGAGAGTCTTTTTCTTCAAAAGCTTATCATAATTCTGATGAAGGAATTCCTATACGTGGGGAGCGTAATGTTCAAAGATGGTTAGAGACCGCTCGTCAATTATATATTAGAGAGAAAGATGGAGAAAATAGATCTAATGCATTAACAGCAGTAACTGCAGGATGGTCTAATAATGAAAAATTTGATTTTAATAACTGGTTAAGATATTATGAATCAAATAATCATTTAAAATATAAAACTGCTCAAACAAAAATGTATGGATATCCTGGATATGCATTACCAATTAAATCAGATTTATATGAAGATACTTATCTAGCTTCTGATATTAATGACATTAGGAACCAAGTGGATACTGAACTAACTAATAAACAAAAAAAAGAAATTATTGAAAAACATCGTCGTAAAATTATTAGCAGATTAGATGCTACAGAAAAATTATTACGTTCTGATGATGGTCACTTATTTGCTGGTAAAGAGTTAGAATCTTTAATAGATACTATCTATAATCTTAAAAAGAAAATTAGTTTAGTTAACAAACTAAGCACTTCTACTAAATTATACCAAGACATGATCATTAAAGAAGCCAATGTTTTGGTTAAAAATGGATATAGTGACGCTGGTGAGTTTTTATACGTATTAGCCGCACCAGCTGCTGCTGCAGAGCCTGCCAAACAAGAATCACCAGTACTTCCCACAGCCACTCCTCCAGCGCCTCCTGCTCAAGGTAGTGGTTCTGCTGGAGGATTGCCTGCTTCTATTCCGGCAAGACCTAATGCTCCAGAAGATCCTAAAAATGAAAATTCTCCTGCTAGCGTAGCCGGTATTAATACCTCTTCGCCTCCTCCACCCCCTGCAACACCAGAACTTACTCCATCATCTGAGCCTGCTCCCGGCGCTCCTCCTTCACCTCCTGGGGCTTCAACTATGCCTACTGAAGTAATATCTACGCCTTTTCCTTCTGAAGAAAAAGCTACGGGTATTAAAAGCTTTTTATCTAAATTAGATACTATGGGAGTAACAGTAAAAGATAAAGATAAAAAAGATGAGCAATCTGCTGATGACGATCTATTTGTTTTAGATGAAGATTTATTAGATTCAGATGAACTAGTAGTAGAAGCTCAAGTAGCTCCAGTTGCCCCAGTTCCAGCCGCTCCTACTGCCGCACCTATTCCAGCAGCTCCATCGGCGCCTCCTGTTGTAGAAAATGAAGATGTAATTTTAGGTCCAGAAGAAGCTGAAGAAGAATTAGAAGTAGAAGAGCCTGCAGTAAGCGCTAGAACAGATTCAGTTAGTTTGCAAACATTTGATAATAAAATTAACAATATATTTTCCAGTATTTCAGTACAAGATATTATTTTTAAACTAGAAAATTTATCTAAAATATTTAAAGTCAGAGAAATCCCAAGGCAATTGGCGTTAGTAGATATGATGTTAGATAGCTTAGGATTAGCTTCTTACTTTCCTGATTTATCTGAAGCTACAAACAAAGCATTAGAATCAAACAACTATATCTCTACTCGTATTGATAATATTTTATCCAGATTACATGGAACATTAAAAACAAAAGAAGTTAATTTATATGGAGAAGATATTTCAATTAGCCCTGAAATTGAGATGTTAAAAAATAAACTAGAAGAAACTCAGAATAAAGAAAAAATAAAGAAAGAAGTAAGAAAGAAACAAGAATTAGATGAGGCTGTACAATCTGCTAAAGAAAGTCCAGAAGTAGAAATTGATGAAGACTTAGTACCTGCTACCCCAGTAGCCGCTCCTGCCCCCGCTGTCGCTCCTGCCGCTCCTGCTGCACCAGTAGCACCTGCTCCAGTTACACCTGCTGTTTAATAGATAAAAAATAATATGAAATTACGAGAACTATTATCACAAATAAAAAAAATTCAAGAAGAAATTAATTCTTCTACTGTTTATATTTGTGGAGGGGCGGCTCGTGATAGATACATGCAAAGACTCTATAAAATAGAAGATTTAGATCTTACTACTGGAGATAAAACTGTTGATATTATTTCTTTAAAGCTATTTGATTTATTAAAAGAAAAATATAATGTAAAAAGAAAAATAATGTCAGATGGACATAGTTCTATTTTTTTAGGAAATTTAAAAATAGACTTTTCTTCTAATTATAATGCTCCTAATATAGAAAAAATATTAAAATCTTTAGGGATAGACAATCCTAGTAACATAAGAAAAGAAACTTATAGTCGAGATTTTACTTGTAATGCTTTGTTAATGGATTTTAATCTAACTACTTTAATTGATCCAACAAATCAAGGATTTATCGATATTAAACAAAAGAAAATTAAAACTTGTTTAAGTCCAAATATTACTTTTCTTAATAAAGAAAAAAGAATTATTAGATCAGTATATCTAGCTGCTAAATTAGGTTTTGATATTGACCAATCCATTATTGATTATGTTAATATTAATATTGGTAATATTAATTTTGAAAATATAAATCCAACTTTTACTTCAGACAAATTAAATGTTGCTTTTGCAATAGACGGAGATCGTGCGGCTTATTTTTTAAATAAAATGAATTTATGGAGCCATATTCCAATTACTGAAAGTATGTATCCTTATTATTTAAAATATTTAAAGGTATCTAATGCAAAATAAGTATTCATATTTTCAGGGAACAGAGCCCCCAACTCCTAAAAAACCACGCTATAAGCCAGATGCTAGTATTGTGGTACAGCCTCGTTTTATAGAACCATTTTATAAAAATAATGATTTATATGAGACTAAGGGGAAACATACTCCTGGTGCTGGATATCATCAGCTTACAAAATATAAAAGTGTTAAAGATTTTTTAAAAAATAAGCGTAAAAAATTAAAAAACAAATATAAAGCCAAAGATTCTTGGAATAATAAATCTAAATTACGTAAAAAGAAAATAAAGTCCAGAGCGTTTGCGCTTAATAATATTATTAAGCAAAGCATTGATTTTGCAATTGATGATATGATACAATCTGGACCTATTTTAGGAGAATCTGGTACATATAGTGATATAGTGCCAATTGGAGGTTATTTAGATGAATATCTGCCTTTAAATGATTTTGAAGGAAAATCTCCAGATAAATTAAATTTTGGAAGAGATTATGTGGAAGGAGAAGAGCCTGCCACTCCATATTTAGATTATCTAATGTTTATTTTTTCTCCTAAAGAGCCTGATTTATTATTGCAAAATGGATTTGATCCAGAAGAAGATTTGGATGCAGATCGAACTATTTTCGATATGAATCCAGATTATGACATAACAGACTCAGGAAATACACTATATAATAAAATGTGGTTCGTATAAATATGCATAAAAAAATATGTTTAATAGATATTTTTTATGTATAAAAATATTGTTTAATAAGCAAAAATTTTTATTTTAGAGGTACTTAAATGCCATTTAGTACAATTGCTCAAGAACTTGTTGTAATGGATCCTTCTTTTAGCGGCTCTATGTCGCCCGTTCTTTCTCCTATGGGTCATTCGCACTCTGACATAAGTCATGTGCATCCTATGGAAGAAAGCGTAGAGATAGAGGATCCTCATGGTCAAGCTATGCAGGGCGTAGTTATTAACGACCCTGAACACGTAGATATTAATATAAATGTTGATTTAGATGAAATCCCAGGTGCAGGTAATAATCTTCCTCCTTTAGAAGTAGAAGAAGCTTCTGAAGAAGAAGGGGAGGAAGAAGAGGGTGATAAAACTGATAACAACGATTTAAAAAAGAAAAAAGAAGATCGTTGGGATTGGGAAGCCAAAGGACCTAAAGGTTTTGTATTATGGATTAAAGAAAGAACAGATTCAGTTCCACGCCATTCAGGAATGGATACTGCAGGTCTAGAAAGAGCTATTTCATATTTAGAAAGATTAGATAATGAAATTTCTAAAGCTATGAGATTAGATTTAGATGGCGAATTAGATGCTAATAAAATTGAAGAAGTCAGATCTAAAATTGATGATGGCTTATCTAGATTAGAAGAAAGATTAGATAAAGTAAAACAAAGCAGCAAAAGAAAAAAGAAGAAAAAAGCTGAAATTATATATCCTTTAGGCTTTGTGAAAGAAGCTCAAAAAATCACAGGCATACAAGGCGTGTATGTTACTGTGCCATTATTAATTTCCAGAATTGCCAGAGTTTGTATTAACGGCATGGTATCGGCTGGTCATGATATTGAGAAAATTTTTGAAAAACAAGCCAAACTGTATAATCTATCAAAACGCGAAAGAGCAGAAACCATGCAACTATTAGAAGATATGGGTTATGCTTTCCGTCAAGATCGTGGCTATATGCCAGAAGATGCTTTAGAAGTTTCTTCTAGTGACGGAATCGACTGGAATTCCAACTATATGGGTTGATTATGACAAACAGATATTCTAGACATCAAGCAGTAATTAATCGAGAAAAAGACGCTCATATTGATGATGATTATTGGTTTAAACAATTTGAAAAAAGTTTACAGAAAAATGCTGTACAACCTCGTCGAGTTGACCAATCTTTATTTGATCAAATTAATTCTGTTATGAATGGAAAGTCCAAGCATACTTCTGTATCTGCTGCAGTAGAAGATATGATGCAGCGTAGCGGATTAACCAGTTATTTAAATAATATAAAAAAATCAGAAACTGATGAGCTAAAGAAAAAAGTAGCAGCTATACAACAAGCTGCTCAACAGTCTTCAGATACTCCAGAAATATTTAAATTACAACATGTTAAAGAACCTGCTAGATTAGCTATTAATAGCTTAGTCTCTAATCATAGAGGTAACTTAAGCTTAATATCTATTCAAGAAAGTCTTAGAAAGATATTATCTAAATTTAATTTAGAAGATAAATATTTAGAAGATCCTAAACTAGTTCAATATATTTTTAAATTAAATCAACAAGAAAAAGAAAAAAATCAAAATAATGATACTGACGATTATCACGATGTTGGAAGCTTAGATATTGGAAATGATTTTGATTTTGACGCAGCTAATGATGATATGTTTCATGCATTAATGCCCGCCAAAAGATAATTACAATTAATAATTATAAATGGTCCATGATGCATATCATGGACCATTTTTTTAGATATATCATATTATATGAATAAAGAAAATATTGATCTATTCAATAAATTAAAAAAACAATTACTTAGCATTGACCCAGTAAATTTTTGCGAGAAGTATTTAACTTTAGATGGCAAGCCATTTAGAATTAACGGTAATGGCTATAAACCTTTTTCTGATATTTACCGATACATTGGAATTAAAGCATTAGAGCCAAATAGTAAGCCAGTTATTATTGTTAAAGGTCGTCAGGTAGGCGCTACTACTATGGCTAGCGCCCTTGAAATGTATTTCATGGGATGCGGATTATTTGGCACAGGCAATCGACCTCCTATTCGTATTATTCATACTTTT